GGCGTCGAGCGCCGCCTGCGCCTTCTCATATTTCGCCGTGCCGGGCTTGTGGCGCATCGGGTAGTTGGATCCGCGCGGGTCGCCCCACGGCTCGAACTGTTTTGGAGCGAACAGAACCTTCTCCGGCGTCTTGCCATAACGGCCCGACGCGATGCGGTTTAGGATGACGTGGCCAATGGCTTGCGCCTCCTCCGGGGACTTGCCGCTCGCCTCGGCGGCAATCGTGCGGATGATCAGGTCGCGCTGCTGTGGCGTCATGTTGGGCATGGCGCGCGCGGGCGCAGCCGGTGCAGTCGGCGCAGCGCCGGGGAGCTGCGACAGGAGCTGCTCGGTCGTGAAGGCGGCGGGCGCGACTTGGTCAATGGCGGCGGATGCGACTGCCTTGGGCGGCGTCGGCAGGAGCGACAGCAGCTCGTCCGTTGACGGGGGTGCGGGAGGCGTCGGCATCAGCGGCATAACGCGGTTAGTGAACTTGCCCTCTGCCGGGCGGGACGGCGCGCGGGGCCACTCCGGAGCGCCCGGCGTGATGTTCTCCATAGCGCCAAAGCTGGGGGCTTTGAGTTCGGAAGCACCAAGGAACGGGGACACATCGGAATAGCCCATCGAGACCGATGGGACGGGCGCGGGCTGCGGCGGGGACATCGGCGACGTGAAGCCCCTCGCCATCATGTCGGGGTCGAGGCTTGCCGGGTCACCCTGCTGGCCCGGCGGGCGCGCGGGGAAGCCGTCGCCCGGGATGTAGGCCCCCGGGCCTTCGGGGATGGAGTTCTGGAATACAGGCTGGCCGAGGTTCGCCGGGCGCACGGGCGGCAGGGGCACGTCACGGGGCGCGGAGTAGGGCGCACGGACTGGCGCGGGGCGCGGCACCGGCATCGGCGCATCCCGAGCCTCGGGCGCCGCCGGTGCGCTGCGCATGGCCCGCAGGGCGGCGTCGGCGCGGGCGAAGTCGGCGGCGCTGTCGCTGTCGCCCCAATTGACCTGCCCGTCAGAGTAGACGGGCATGCTGTTGGACTGGATGTCGCCGCCGTCGGTGTAGCCGCCGCGTGCAAGTCGGAGGGCTCGCTCAATCATGTCGTTGTCCATGCCAACGCGCTCCCCGCCTGCGTGATGCTCGCGGATCATGCCGCCGTGCGCCTCTGTAATCCTCGGAATGCTCGGGTCGAAGGTTCCGACGTTACCGATGGCTGATTTCAATTGTGTTTCAGGATTGTATACAGCCAAATTTTTGTTGCCGCCTTCGTTGACGAAAAAAGCATCATGGCCAAGGCTGCGAATGGCGTCTTGAACTGGCTTGCTTTCAATGGGACCCCAAGCGCCACGAGGGATCCAAGGCATAATACCCTTAATCCTTGGATCAGAAGCCGGGTCAGCAATTTTTGCCTCAAGAATACCGTTTAACGCTTCAATATGTTTTGGGTTTTCATAGTCAAAAGGGTTTTCTGCGCGAACGTGCAAGGGAGTGACATTCGGCGCTATCTCAGAGCCCGGACGGGGAACCCACATTTTATGGACGTCATCCCAATCGTGCTCTATCGCGCCTTGCTCAGCGAACGCATTGGCAAACTTCGGGTTTGTCGTGACAAAAGTGTGCCTTTTTCCAGAAAACTCCGGAATTTCGCGCGCGCTGCCATGATACCAAGACTGGGATGCAACAGATGCAGGTGTGCCCTCTTGGAACCGAGACAAATTAGCCGCCCGCTGCGCAGGGTCCGCAATGTGCCTGCTGGCATGTGACGCCCGCGCCGCATCAAGGGCCATGTCCAGCAGCTTCTTCCCGGCCATGCCCTACTCCTGCGTCAGCGGCTGCTCGTTGCTCTCAAGTCGCTGGATCATATCAGGCTGCAGGAAGTTCTGCACCACAGGAATAGCCTGCGGGTTGTCGCCCATCTCCATCGCCAGCTTGACAGCCGCCAGACGCTCACGGCTCTCGCGGTCGCGCTTACGGTTCAGGGCGTCCATCATCCCGTCCTGATGCTTGATCTGCAGCTCGCTCTGCTTGAGCTGGATCTCCTCGGCCTTGAGCTGGTCCGCGAAGGTCGGCTGCCCGTCGCCGAGGCCGCCCGCCTCCTGCTGCGCCTGAGCGAGCTTGGCGGCAACCTCCTGCGACTTGACCTGCACCATCGCCGTCTTGGCGTCGGCCTCCTGCTTCTTGATGCCGACCATCGCCTGCGCGTACTGGACTTCCGGCGGCGGCTTCTGCTGGAGCGCCGAGGGCGGCACCATGAACTGCTGCGGGTTCGACCAGCCCATTGCCTGCATGGCGGCAGTGTCGATGGCGATGGGGTCATACATCGACGGGTTCTGCTGCTGGAGCTGCTTCAGGCCCACGATCTTCATCATGCGCTGGCTCTGGCTGGCGGTGTTCGGGTCCGCCTGCGGCACCAGCTCGGCATCTGTGAGCGCCTCAAGGAACGCCTTCTGGTCCCACTGGTAGGCGGGCTTCTTGTTGCGCTGCCAGAAGCTCTCAGGGTTCTCGCGGAAGCACTCAACGAGGAGCTTGAACTCGTCCGCCTGTGAGGCGTGCATGCGCTTGTGGACCGAGTTCAGAACCTTGGTGGCTTGATCGATGAGCGCGAGCGTCGTGCCCACCGGCGCGTCGGCCCGGCCCTCGCCGACCGCCTGCTCCGACGTGCCGCCGAGGCGCATGCCGGTCTCGGCGATGTTGGTCACGAGGTTCATGAGGCCCATGCCCGGCTCCTTGTAGGGCAGCGGCATGATGGCCTGCGAGATCGGCAGGCCGCCCGTCTTGACGAGTGCGCCGCCGCCGGGCGGGACGCGGAAGATGTTGGTGTTCTGGCGGCCACCGGCGTCGCTGAACAGGAAGCCCGGGAAGTTGGCGAACATGCCCGCGTCGAGCATCTCGCGCCACGCCGCCGTGACGGCGTTCGTCGTGTTTCCGAGGATGTGCAGGAGGCCAATGTCGTAGAAGCCGAAGCCCGGCACGAACGTGTACTTGACGAAGGTTGTTCGTGCCTCGGGCAGGTCGTCGGTCTCGTTGTAGTTGCGGACGATGGACAAGACCTCCTTCGAGGAGACGTCGATGGTCACGCGGTAGGGGATCTCAAGGCCGGAGACCTTGCCCTTGTACTTGTGCTCGTAGTCCGGGATGTCCAGCTCGCAGTAGCACTCGTAGATCTCGCGGTCGCGGTCCTCGGGACGGTAGGCCGTCTCGGTGACGCCCTGCTGCGCGCGCTCCTCGCGCTGCGCCGGGTCGAGGTCGGGCTGCTGCGGGATCGGCAGCTCGGTGTCCTTGTAGACGCCGAGGATCTGCAGGCGGCGCACGGTCGAGCTGCGCATGAAGCTGCGGTGCGTGACGCGCTTGGCGTTGGTCAGGTCGGTCGCGGCGTTGCTGACGATCAGGTCGTCGGCATCGACCGTCTCGGAGACGGGCCGGTTGCGCAGCGGGCAGAAGTAGACCTTCTTGAAGCTCGTGCCGCCAAAGCCCAGCATCAGCAGCATGCGGTCGGTGTCGGGGTAGTACTCTGACGCCGTCGAGGTCAGGTAATGGTTCAGGTCGCGCTGGAGCGCGTTGGCGCGCTGGTCCTGCGCGAGGTCGGCGTTGTTGTTGTCGTTGCGGAGCTTGACCGGGCCGTCGGTCGGCAGCAGCTCCGACCGGGCGTTGGCCTGAAAGCGCAGGACGGCTTCGAGCAGGAGCGGGTGGCGGACGCGGCTCATGCCCTCGACCGGCGCACCGTCTGCGGTCCCGCCGACGTTGGGCACCTCAATCTTCAGGCCGAGAAGCTTAATGCCCTGAGCGCGCGCCTCAATCCAGTCGCGGCGACTTTCAATGTCGTCCTCAATGCCGCGCAGCAGGTCATTGGCGATAATACCAAGCTGCGCTTGGTCGATATCATCGACGAGGTTGGCAAACCAACCTCCCCTTTCTTTTTTTGCGCCCGGCTCAATTGGCTTGCCGTCAAGGCTAATTGAGATTGACCCGTCATCATGCTCAATGCGCATGACGTTGCCCGCATCATCAATCTCGGGCAGGTCAGCGCCCTGCTCAATGATCACCTCGGTGTCGCTGGCGGGGGCGGAGACGTTGGGAGCGGGCAGGCCCGGCAGGCGGATGTTCGGGTTAACGAGGCCGGGCAGCGGCATGGATCATCCCTCAGACAGAAGCGCGGAAATCTCCTCGCCGAATTGACGGAGGGCATCCTGCGCCGCGAGGCTATCAGATTTCGCCTCGACGGTATAGACGCGGACATAGTCGTGCGGCTCCCGGCCCCAGACCTCGACCTTGTACTGGCCAAGCTCGACCGGCGAGGGGCGGCGCAGGACTTCGATGACGGCGCTGGCGGGGATCATAGGTGCGTCCTTATGGGTGCTGTGGCTGCGCAGGGGATCAGGGGCGAGCCCTTAGATAGGGTAGAGCGGCGTGGGTGCCTTGCCGACGTGGCGGCGTCCGGCGTCGATCTCAGCAATACGCTCAGGCGCGCGCGTCAGCAAGCCCCGGTCGCGCATGAAGCGCAGGGCCATGCTGACGGTGTCCACAAGGTCGTCGTGCGTGCCCTTCGGAAAGATCTCGCACTGCCTGATGACAAGGTCGGCCCAGTGCCGGTCGGGCGCGTAGACGATGCCCTCGCTGAACAGGTGCTGCACGCTGTAGAGCCGGGACAGCTTGTCGATGGCACCGGGGTTGATCAAGTGGACGCCAAAGTCCTCGTTGTTGTACAGGCGGCGCAGCTCCTGACTGACGCTGATGCCCGACGCCTTCGCCTCGACGAGCAGCGTGTCCACCTTGAACTCGGTGCAGGTCTTGATGACCTTGCGCACGAGGTCGGGCATCTCCAGCCTCTCCTGCCACGCAGCCATCATCATGACGCGCGGCACGCTCTCGGGATTGTGGTCGAGGAGCTGGCTGATGCGGACGCCCTCGTCAAAGCGCGACGCCTCGTCGGCGACGTTCTTGCGCTTGCTTCGGGCGCTGACGAAGTTGTCGGCGCGGTTGTTGATGTCGCCCGAGAAGATGCCCCAGATCGTGAGGGCCGAGTAGTCGTTCTCGGTCTTCGTCGTGTAGGCCGTGTCGAGGCTGGCGACGACGTAGTCAATCGGCGGCCAGCCCTCCTCGACCCACGTCTCCCACCAGTCGGGCTTGATGATGCCGCCGCCGCGCGGCGCGGGCTGCTGCTGGAACTGCCCGGCGGTCGCATATGGACCCATGACCTTGCTGTCGCGCGCCACGACCTCGGCGCTGAACCGCTCGGGGAAGAGCAACTCGCGGTCCTCGGTGCGGGGATCCTCAAGGCCGAGCAGCGTCGGGGCGGCGCGTGTTGGATCATACTCCATCGGCAGCATGATGTGATCGTAGCCGAGCTGCTCGTCGAGGATGACGCCGCTGACGTCGCCCTGATGCAGGCGCTGCATGACGACAACGATGGCCGAGCGGTCGGGGTTGTTCAAGCGGGTGGGCACCGCCTCCTTGAACCATTGCACAGTGCTTTCGCGCATGGCGTCAGAGTTCGCGCCGTCCACGCTGTGCGGGTCGTCGATGACGACGCGGTCACCGCGCGCGCCGGTGATCGAGCCGGAGGCCGCCGCCTGCCGGAAGCCGGTCGCGGTGTTCTCGAACTTGGTTTTCTGGTTCTGGTCGCCGGTCAACGCGACCCTGTCGCCCCACCGCTCCTGATACCACTCGGACGTGACGAGGCGGCGCATGCGCAGGCCGTCGCGGATTGAGAGGTCGAGCGAGTGCGAGGCGCAGACGAAGCGGTGGTGCGGCAGGTTCTGCGGCCCCCACTCCCACGCGGGCCAGAAGACGCCGACGAGGAGGGATTTCATCGTATTGTGGACGGCGATGTCAGACCATGTAAGCGAATGATCTTCGTCAACCGAAATGCACATGCACTCACGCTCGCCACCGGGAAGAATTTCGACGACAGGATCTTCCGTGAGAACGCTATTAAATCGGCGGCGCGCACACATCTTCGCCAGAGCGTTCTTGCGCACGGATAGCCCCGGCATGTCGATAAAGCGCGCCGTGTCTTCCTCGGCGTAGACTTCGAGATTGTAAGATCGGTAGACGCCGCCGGGCTGGGCAGCGGTATCAAGCTTCCTAGCCTTTGGCCGCAAGACAGACCGAATGCCGATACGTGTCAGCGCGTGCATGAGGTCGCCCGCCAGACGCTTGCTGACAGTCGTGGCCGAGGCGCGATAACTCGACCCCCTAGCCTTTGTCGGGCGAACGTCAAACATCCCGTCACAGGACCAATAGGCCCCGATGAAGTTTTGGATGATCCGATTGCTTGATT